GGTGTGGGTTCTGGACTTGGTACGAGAGTAGGAATAGGCGATGGCAAAGGCGTTGGCTCGGTGGTTGTGGTTTGGGTTGGTGATGGTTCTGGTGTTGGCCGAATCCCTGCGTAGTACCCTAAGGGACTATCGGCAGGTAAATCATCGCTTATGTAGGTTGTGTAAGGGCCAGCGAAACCACCCTCACAATAAAGCCTTGGAATGTAACCGCGACCCTCAAAGAATCGGTTAGAGTTATCCCAGCCAATCTGGCGTGTAATCTGCTCACCTGCATCGTTGGCACAAATAACTGTAGTTAATCCTTGATCAGCAAATACCGGTACAGGCTGGACAAACATTAGGCCACCAACAAACAAGGCAATGAATAAAGATCGCCGCTTCAAGGTGTCCACCACTTAAACTGTCGCTCGCTACTCACGCAGCTGCCGCCCTTGACTTTGAATTGCGCCACCATTGGGTACTTGGTTTTGGATTCCCACCACATTGTGCCTTGCCATTTGAGCGGTGCATCATTGCCGAGAGTCCAGGTATTTGTCCCAGTGGTATCTTTCGAGCCGTCAGGCAACAAGCGAGCCAATCGGATTTTGACGTACTTAGGCCGCTTCTCACAGTCAAGGTGCAACTGCGCAAAGAATAAGGAACGTGCGCCACCGATTTCAAACGGGTCACACCCAGCAAAGGTTGTCCACTTGCCAGATTTGTATGACTGGTTATCGGTTGCCTTGCATAGTCCGGAGGACTTGGCTTGAGCAGCTGCAAAAGGTTGAGTCCCTTGACCCATCACTGGTGTTGCGAGTAAGACAAAGACAGCCCCGATGATGATCGAGGTGCGTTTCACTTTTTCTTTGCGCTCTGTCCAGCAGTGATTGCACTGTCCATCTCTGATTGCGTTAGTTTGCCATCATCGATCAAGCCCTTGGCGGTTTCCCGTAAGACAACTACCAATGGCAATAGTGCTGCCATCAATGCGCCCTTGATTGGCTCAATGCCTACACCAGCCGATAGGCCAAAAGTGGCTAATCCCTCGTATGCAATAAGTGCGATCACGCGCACTGCAAAAGTTTTGTATTTGCTCATGCTTCTAGGATCGCTTTCGGATCAATGTCAGTGCCAGCCGACCAGCGGATGTTGTCGCGCATTTCAAAGTGCAAGTGTGGGCCTGACGAGTTTCCTGTGTTGCCAGACTCACCAACAATCTGACCCTTTTTGACTACTTGTCCAGGCTTGATGCGTACCTTGTTTAGGTGTGCGTAGATTACCCAGCCACCAGCGACCTTTTGGACAACTTGGTTTCCGTAGGCTTTGCCCCAGTTGGCGTTCTCGATCTTGCCGTCAGCTACTGCTAGGACTGGAGTACCGGTAGGCACTGCAAAGTCAACGCCTGTGTGGTAGCCCTTTGACCACATCTTGCCAGGCTTTTTATAGGCGGTTGTAATCTTGCCGTTCTTAATTGGTAAGGCCATGAGTTGCCCTTTCGTGTCATGGCCCTGTAATTAGTTTTATTCGCCTATTAATGCTGGCGCGTTTTCTTGCTGCTCTTGATAAATTGCAAATTCCTCATCGGTCATTTCGCGCACTAGATCATCAATTTGAATCAGTGGTTTTGTCATTAACTTGCTCCGTATCCGTAAACGTAAATTGTGCCACCAGTGACTGTTCCTGCTGTTGTTGCAAGTGTAAAGCCTGTTGACGATGTAGTTNTGTAGACATGTCCTATGTGAGTAAACATGTTATTTGTTGATGTATCCATCAAAGTGTTTGTAATTGTTTTTCTTTTTGATAGAAATGGTGCAGTAAGTTCAATGCTGGTGTAGAAATCTGCAGTATCACCACTACCAGACCAATTTGAGAAAGCATTTACGTTATTGTTGTATCCAAAACTTCCAGCCCCAGCAGTTGTAACGCCGCTTAAAGCATCTCTGTAAATGGAAGTGATGCCAGTTAAAGCTAGTGTAAATAAGAAATTTGTTGAACCGACTCCACCATTTACGATGATTTTGTAGTTATCATAAGTTGCGCTAAATGCGTTCGTTACGGTTACCGATGAAACACCCGTACCAATCGTTTGTTTTTTAACTAAACGTAAGCCGGGGTAATTGCCGCCAAGGGCAGTGTAAAGGGTGGCATCAATGTCATCGCCTAGGGTTTCGATAGCAGTCGCGCCATCTTTAACGTAGTCAGTAGAGGTTGGCACATCCCAACCGTAGTTCGGAGTAGTAGTTGCCATTTATAGATCCTGCCATTCTGTCGTACTTGGAGTATACCCTGCCCAAGTTGTGGTTGGTGGTAATTGATACCAGATTATTGATTGGTAAGTTTCGGAGTATGCCGAGCAGGTCAAAGCCAGTTCAGCGGTGTATCGGGTCAAGTTCCATGTGTAACCCTCGACAAACCCATCAAAGGTTGTGCCAAAGACTGCTGGCAGATCCTCGGTGCTAATCCGTAGGCCGTTGTAGACGGCGGCTAAGGCATCGCGTGTGGCATCACTGACAGTTGGGGAGTGCAGTGGGATCGTCAGCTGCTCTGGATACATTCTTGGGTATGCGCGTGACTCTAAGAAATCGGCGGCCTGACCTTGGGCATCGGATAGGTTATGCAACACAGTTGAGCGAGTACCGGACAATTGACCATAGAGAATGATTGACTGCTCGTCACGGGCATTGGCATCGCCTGCACGATATGTCACCGTTACGTCATTAACAATTTCGCCCCATTGTGCGGCGGTGCGTAAGCCGTTGGCCAATAGATCATCAGCGGTCAGGACTAGCGGTGTTGCGCTCGCTCTTGCCAAGTAATCGTCATAATGCAAAGATCCCGAGCCATTTTCCCAAAGCACACCACGACCAGAATTAGCTGCGATCCCTGCCAAAGTAAACGCATCAGTTTCGCCGCCGCTGTATGCCATAAGTTCGTATTGTCCAGGCACATCGATGTTGCCTGTCAGGCTATCAACTAGATCTTGCCCTACCGCATCGTAACTGTCCCAAGTTGCACCCGTTGGCAGCTGCGCCCAAGTAAGCGTTGGCGATACATCATCCCACTCGGTTAAAAATGCTTCGGTAAGGATGTTCAGGATTCGTGTGCCGTCAAACTCTTTAGCGTAGTTAGTCGACCCGACTAATCGGCGATTGAGTTGAGCCAGTGGGCCAATAGCGGTAATGCTATAAACGGCGATTGAGCCGTCTGATCCGTAGGCTTGCAGACTTATGTCAATGTCCGAAATCGTGCCGTAAAAGATTTGCTGTGTGCCTGTTGTGCCTTTGTCAATGGCAATGGACACTGATTGGCTCAATGCCACATCCAAAGGCTCACTGGCATCTGTCCAAAGGCTGATCGATGCAAAGCCTGGTTGCGGTTGCTCGGTCACATCATTGCGGCCAGTGCGGATCGAGATCGATGAGATTGTCTTGTCAGCGTAAGTGGTAGTTCCACCAAAAGTGACTGTCGGGTAGGGATCGTAAGTTGTCACAATGTCGCGCCAACCAGATTGATCGCGCCTGTACGGCGTGAGGAGTCTTGGAGTAGGCGTTCGATACTACGGCGAGCGGACTCACCATCGATGACACCATTCATGATGATCGTCACGCCTGACCCTGCGCCAGTGTCCGGGCGAATTGATCCCGAGCCACTTGGCACAAACATTTCAGGGCCAAACTCGCCAACACGGTATGGCTTGTTTTCCATTACAGAGCCGCCAGCAGCTCTTGAACCTGCGGCTAAATCAATATATTGCCCAAGCCTAGCAATAGGATTCATAGCAGTTTTCAAAAAGTCAGGCACTTTGTTGTAAACCTTGAAATAACCGTCATAAGCCTTGGTAACCAAATCAATGGCTTTTGCAAAGGTTTCCATTGCATTGGCCAATTTTTGTAACGTTGATACACCTGTTTCAGCATCAGCGCTAGAAATCTCATCAAATAATCGACTAAACGCATCCGCTACTGCCCTAAGTGACCCACCCAGGCTATAAGCACCATTACCCTCAAAATCACCTGCAAGTTCTCTCGCTCTGGCACTTAATCCTCTTGGATCCTCGGCACTGAATCCCTTAGCCACATCCATAACCATTGTGAGCAACTTGCCCATAATAGGTAAAACTTTTGAACCAACAGATTCTTGGAATTCACCAAGACGTTCTTTAAGAATTGCCATTTGTCCGGCATAAGTTTGTGCTGCCGCTGATGCACTTCCTGCAAACTCTTTGGATAATTCCCCAACCCAGTCAATGCCAGCCGCGCCAAGGCCATTTACAATTTCCTGTTGTTCAGCAACCTTTTCTTGCGACTTGATGTATTCCTCGCTCGTAGGACCAAAGTCGCGCAAATTGTTGTTAAGTTCGGTTTGCATTTTTGCCAATTTGGCATTCTGTGCTGTGTATTCTTTGGCATTGTTTGCATTGTCACCAAGCGTTAGTCCCAGTTTTTTCAGTGCAGTAAATTGGCCATCGTTGGCTTTAGCCAAGGCCATGACAACTGTTTCATAATCTTTGCCAGTTCCTGCTGCAATTTCAGTTGCCAAAGTGCTTAATCGCTGGGCTTCCGTAAGATCTTTTGTCGATCTCAAAAGTCTTGCAAGTCCTACACGTTGAGCAGTGTCGCTGACACCTGTTTTAAATTGAGTGCTAGTGATGTATTTTTCATTGGCTGCAACCTGTTCATTGGTGGCATCAATGACGTTTTGCATTGTCTTAACAAGTACGGCTTGGCTTTTTTCATCCTCGACAGCTGCCTTTACACCATCCACACCCAGTTTAATCGCATAAGCACCTGCGGCAGCTGCAGCAACTGTGAAAGCGGCTGCTGCCATTTTGCCGTACTTGCCAAGGCTTTTTGTAAAGCCTTTAGCATCGTTATCTGCCTGGTTAAGGCTTCGGCCAAACTGATCTACATCAGCGAGCAAATTGAGTTTAAGCGTTCTTACGTCAGCCAATTTGATCATCCCACTTTTCTATGACTCGGCGAGTAACCGCTTCTTTCCAACGGCGTGTCAATTCTGGCTGGATTTGCTTCAAGACTTTAAAAATGCCATAGCCCTCGTTGCCTCGACCTTGAGCAGGTGATCGTTCAGGAAAGCGGCGACCACCGTTTTCAAAAGGTGCTGGGCCACCAAACTCTGATCCAAATAGCACCTGACCCGATACCGCACCGCCACTAAATCGTCCCTTACTGCCACCGATAGTGACGTTAGGAATTCGATCTTTATTGGCTCGAATAGTAGCCGCAACTTTTTGGGCTTGGGCTGGAAATGGGTTTAATGTATAACTGGATTGCAATTCGGTTGCTGACCATTGACTAATGCTTGTCACATCATCGCGCAACGCTTTTTTTGCGCCCTCATCCATTTCACGGAATGCCTTGTAAAGGGATCGCAAGTCGCGTGAGTCAGGGGCCATCTTGACGGTTACTTTGTCAGCCATGCCCATTCCTCTCTCGTATCAGCGTGATCGCTGTGTTAATGTCTGCGAGCGAC